CGTAGCGTTCCGATTCCTCGCTCATCGGCACGTCAACCGCATCACGCCAATCCCCGTTAATCCGGGTGCGGCGTTTCCAGTTGATGGTGAGATCACCGGCACTGCGCGAGCCGACAATATGCACCGGCGAATATGGCTTTAAGGCCCGCGCTGCATAGGCGAAGTCTTGCGCCGTGGTTGCTCCAAGCGTTGAGCCGATTGTTACCGGCTTAAACTTTTTGGATATGCCCCAGCCGGACGATGCCATCAGTTCACGCGCCAGCGCGTTTGTGAGCATGATGAACCGTTCACCGGCGGCATGACTACCTACAGCCCATTCCGTGCCTAGCCGCCCCCTCAGAAGCCCGCTCAAGCGGTACTTATTGGTATCGAGCAACGTGGCAGTTTGAAACTGGATTACCTCGTCACCGATCACGCACACATTCGCGCCATTCAGCACGGCGATATCGGTCACGCTTTGCAGCTGGCCGAAGGTGAGCAACACATCGATAGTGCTGATATTATCCCATGCGTAAACCGTTCCCGCGGGAATGATATTCAGCACCGCGCCGATAGTGGCTTGCGCGGTGAGTGCTTGCATAAGCGCATAGTTCGAGCCGCCATCATCGGAGCGATACACCGCTGACCCGGCCCAATTATCGCCAAGGCCCACCACGCCATAGCGCAGATAGGCATCTGTTACCCCGTCCGTTGGAAAGGCTGGCAAGTCCATCAACTCTAAGCGTGTTGCCGATATCGTTGCCGGTGGCTGCAAGTTGGGCGTGCCAGTGCCAGCAGGATTATAGAAATCATAGCTGCTTACGTCTTCCGCAACGCCGCTAATTTCCTGCATGCCGTTTCGCACCAGCTTGGTGGCGGTGAGCCTGACCAGATAGGCCGCGCCATCCTTCGTAACAGTGATTACGTCCGTTGGCTCAAGCAGCGCGTATTTGGGCGGCACGGTGAATTGATATTGCACCCGGCCCACCCACGCATTGTAGAGCGTCACATCGGCAACCACCTTTGCTTCCTGATCGGAAAGCACGATGGGAAGATTGACCGTCGTGTAATCCACCGCTTTCACCGTCTGGCGTTGCGAAGACTGCGTGCCTGCCTGAAAATCGGCGGTGCGATTCAGGTAAATCACATCCACTTGGCGCGGCAATTCCAGTTCTTGCGTGCGCGTAACCGTGAGCGCATCGCTGGAATCATCATTCACCACCAGTTCGGTAAAATCGATAGTGGTGCTGGAAACCTTGCCCCGTTTGATGAACTTCAAAAGGCCATCTGATTCCACGCAATCGAAGAAATACGCGGTTGCCAGCTGCTCAAGGCATGCCCGCACCGTTTGCCGGTTGGTGATGACAAAACCCGATACGATATCGAGCAAGCGGCTCGTATCGTACATGGTGGAATCATACCCCACTTTTTTCAGCAAATCGGCCACGATCTGGCCGAGGCTCGAAAGCCCCAGCTTGCCTTGAATCCAGTGGCCGGTTTTCCAGTTTCCACCATCGGCCCATACCGAGCCAAGATCAGGGAAAAACGGAAAAGGCCGTGCATCCCAAGTCCAGATGAACTTGCGAGGCACGAAGTTGGCTTCAATGGCGTTTTGCGCGTTTAGGTAATCGATAGAGGCATCGAGCGCGGTGCGCTGCGCGAGGAAGTCCACACGCCCACGGCTTCCACGCGGGTAAAAACTCTCCACCGAATCCGGGTCGATAAACACGTTGGGCTGGTTGGCGCACCCATCTACCGAAGGAAAGCCAAGCTCTGAAAACCACACCGGCTTCATTTTGGCAGTCCACGCCGTAGTCGTGGCGTTGGGGTTGGTGTGTGTGCTGTTCCACCAGTTTTTTACATTCTTCCACGCATAGGTTGCCCCGCTGTAGAAGGTTTTGGTCGTGCGCGTGCCATCCCAATAATAATCCCAGCCTTCATCTTTCGTCCAACCGGCATACACGGCGGCATAATCGATTTGCGTTTGTGGCAAGTCGGGCGTGAGTGGGAAGTAGCAATCAATCGCCACCACATCGATATTGGAATCCGCCCAAAGCGGGTCAAGGTTATACCAGCCGTTTACCGAGTGATATTCGCTCCAATCCGCGCCATACATCACCTTAACCCCAGCACCCACCGCCGTTTTCACGGAAGCGGCCAAGTTTCTGAGTTCGGTGACTGCCGGGTAAACCCCCGCGCTGCTCGTGTATTGCGTCAGGCCCACCAGCTCGGACGCGATCATGAAGGCATCGATATTATTTTTCAGGTAAACGCCGCCCACCTGCAAATTGGCGTACCAGTTAATGAAGGCGTTATAGCCATTGGTGCGGGTGAAGAATCCCGCTGCGTCCGTAGCATTGGCGGGCGTGATGCGGCCACGCCACGGCTTTGCGGTGGGCGTGATCGTATCCACTTGCACCATCGGGTAAAACAGCACCTTGTAGCCACGCGATTTTAACTCCTGACATAGCCGGATGATGCTCTTATCCGTGGGCGTGCCGCCGTAAGTGGGTGAGCCATCCGGGAAAGTTAAAATCACATGCGCGTTGTTGCGGTTGAATCCTGCCACCGCCCAATCATCGGGTGTAACTCGCGCTCCTTGGCTGTTAAATTCAGCGGCGGGCTTGATGACGGAAACGCCGGGATTAACGGAATCCGAAAACCAGTTCACCACCACCGACACCCATTCCACATTGGGAAGCGTGGCTTTGAGGTTATCGAGCGCCACCAACACATCGGCTTTATTGTTGAGGTTGTTAAGATTTTGCTTAAGAACTTTTCCGCCCTGCACGAAGTTGCCCATTACGTCCTGCTGGCCGTACTGCTTTTCCTGCACCACCGTGTCGTAAACATTTTCTCCCGCGCCGGGAATCAGGGTGATATCCTTAATCTTATCTTCCAAATCGAACGGCTTTTTGAGCGTGCGCCGCACTTCAAACGTGAAGTTAGGAATGCGGTTGCCGTAATCGCCCAGCGGAAAATCCTTTATCACCACATAGGCCATGCCGCGATGCGCCGATACTTGCCCCGCCGGGAAAAAGGACGCCATGTAGGTATCGGGCAGTTGCGCTTCATCGCCCAGATAGAGCGTGTAGCTGCCTTGGGTTAAATCCAGCTGCTTGCTGTCGGCCCACACGCGCACCACTTCCGTAATCGGGCCTTCGCATATCGCCACCGCAAGGCTGGCCGTGTAAGTGTAGGAAGTAGTGGTGGTTTCCACGCTGCCGCCACCGCCGCCGCCTTTACCGCCGCCGGAGCTTTGCGTGGTGGTGGTGATATGCTCCTGAATTGGGCGCGACCAGATGATATTTCCGGCGATGCGGGCATTGCCATACACTAGCGGAATCGACTTTCCGTAAGTGGAGGATTGCACCATCAAATCGGTGATGCGCGAGCCTTCCTGATTGATGCGGGTTTTGCTGCCAAAAATCGCACGATCAACGAAGCCGCCCAAGAATCCGCCCGCACCACCGGCTACTGCGGCCAAAAACGTGCCTGCGCCCAAGGAGGTTGCGGCGGAGCTTGCCGCTGCTGCTAATACGATTGCTGCCATCTGAAAACCTTAATCATTTTGGATTTCCACTCGTCATCAAGCCGGTGTTCCACCACCCGGCGCGACGGTGCAAAACTGTGAATCATGCCAAGCCCGCCCTCATAATCGGTGAGGATTGCAAGGTGCTGCGGGTTTTCCCGAATCCTAAATAATGCCAAGTCACCGACGCGGGCTTCCGCTGCCGGCACTTCGTCCAGTAAGCCGGTGAGCTTCGCGGTGAGATACGCGCCATCGGGTTCGCGCGAATAGGTCACCTCGTCATAGGCCGCCAACTTCTTGCCGTTTGCATCCTCTAGGCCCAGCGTATCCACCACCCCAACGATCAGGCCGAGGCAATCACAGCCTTTGCCTTTGAGTCGCGCTTGGTGGTGAAACGGTGTGCCAAGCCATGTGCGGGCTTCCGCCACTATGTCATTTGCTATTGTCATGCTGTTTGCAGATCGTTTGCGGTTGCTGCCGTGGCGAGCATTTTGTCCATGCCCGGAACATAAGGCTCACCCCTAAAATTCACGGCGTTGTTGAACTTGGAAAAGCAGGTGTTGAAGGTTTTGTCGCAGCCAGCAATCGCGTTAAACGTATCGCCCGCCGCGATATTGTTTGGCATGGGCAACACCAGCGTGAACTGCTTGTTGCTGAATTCCTTAATCTCCATGCGCCGCCCAGCATTCGCACCCGTTAGCCACTGGATTTCCCCGCTGGAAAAATACCCGGCGGCTTGCGTCATGCTGTTGCTGATGAAGACTTGGCGGCTGCTTACGGTATTCACCGTGCCGCCCACCGTGTAGCTGGCAAGACTCGCTTTGCAGCGCGTATCACCAAACACGGCGCGGCAAGTGGGGCTGAATAGCTCCACGATATTCTGGCTTAACTTCTGCGTCAGGCCGCGTACTTCTGCCACAAACTGGCCGTTCTTAAGCGACAATTCACCCAGCCAGCCCCGCCGATGGGTGACAACGCCTTGCGTGAGATCGGTGACATTCACCATGAAAATCTCAATTTCGGCAAAGTCATATTTACCGGCCATGATATCAACTTCGGTAATCGAAGCCGCGTCAAGGATGCCAGCCACATCAAGGTTATCGACACTAAACTTGTCTTTCGTTTCAATGCTGGTGGGGGAAAAGCCGGTGGCTGCTTTGTAAAGCTGGCTGCTAATCGTTAAATCGGCCGTGTGATCGGTAAACCCCATCACCGTGCCGCCCACCAGCGTGAGCTTCCAGCAAATCGCTATGCTGGTGACTTCACCGGCAAGGTGCGCGGTTAAATTGGATGATGCGGTTCTCATACGCGAATCTCCACCACGGGGATTGCATCCCACACATAAATGCCGGGGCCATCCGCACGCACGGCCAGCGCGTCGGTGTCGAAGCGCACCGGCACGTCAAAATCAAAATCCGCACTCACCACCACGCCCGCGCCGGGAGCCGATGAAAAGGTGACAATGCCGGTGGTAAGATCCACGGTATAGCCCGCGCCCTGCAAAACCCCGTTCAAGTAAATCTTGATAGTACCTGTAACCGGCTTTTTAATTTCCCGGCTGTAGGTGTTGCTGCCGCTGGTGTAGAGCTTGGCCAGCTGAAAGGTGGTGATCACCCCATTGCCGTTACCCAGCACTTGGCCCACCGCCTGATAGTCCGTCCAGTCCTTGAAGCGGAATCCATACGCCTTGCCAAAGCGGGCGCGGAAAAATGCCTGTAGCGTATCCATATCGGTTTTGTTTTTAAGCCCGGTGGATACATCCCAGCGCCCACGCGCCTTTTGCCAGTTGACGTTGCGCTGCTCAAAGCCGCCGAAGGTGGTGACTATGCTGGTGTTAAACATCGGCCCGCCAGATGCGCCATAAGCGATTTTTGGCGGGAATTGCACTTCATGAAATGTTGGCATTAGCTGTTCCTTGTTCGATGACGCTGCAAGCTTCCGGCAAATTTGGCCATGATCTGGCCTTGCGACTCCATGAAGCTCTGCGCGTTGGGCGTTGAAATGTTAAAAGTCACGTTCATGCCGCCCATCTTTGAGTTTTTGGGAAGCACGGTTTCACCTTTCTGCAGGATGGCCGGGAATTCATCGGGCATAAGTCCGTTATGAAAACGCGGCGCACCGGCAAATAGATGCGCTGGCACGGCGCGGCGGGCGGCAAGCGATTCGCCCACCACGCCGCCTTCGTGAAAGATGCTCGAAAAGATGCTGCTAAAAAGGTTGCCGAAAATCCCGCTTCCTCCGCTGCTTCCCCCACCGCCGCCGCCAAGGGCCTGACCGAGCGCACCGGCAATCGGCCCGGTGACATTTTCCCGAAGGAATGAGCGCAAAATATCCTGCTCGATGCTCATCACCAGATCACCCAGCTTTTTCATGCTGAATTCCCCGGTAGAAACCATGTCCACCAGCGTATCTTCGATTTTGTTGGCGGCATTGCCAAACACCCGCTCGGAATTCTTCGCGGCGTTGGTGGCTTCGTCGGCGTAGCGATTCAGGGCGCGGGATGCACCATCGGCCCACTTGTTACTGTCCAGCAGGGATTTGTTGTAAATCTCCTTGAGCTTCACGGCATAAATCTGCTCGATAAGCTCAAGATACTGCTGGTTAGCCTCGGTTGCTCCGCCCAAATCCTCAATCAGCTTATCTTTCCACTGGTCGAGAGCGTCCTTCGCTACATCGTAGGAAGGCTTGGTGCGGAGGATTTCACGGTTGATTTCCTCAATCGCCTGTTTGTGTTTTTCCTGCGCTTCCGTGGCATCCTTCGCCGCTTTCTGCTCGTCATAAATAGCAGCTGCTAACTCTGCTACCTTGTCGCGCATTTCCTGCGTGGCGGAAGGGTTCAGCTTATCGAGTTCACCTTGAACGGCTTTTTTGCGCGGGTCGTTAATGCCCTCGACAATTTGCCGCTTCTGCAAGCTATCAATCAGCTTTTCATTGGCTTCCGTCAGCTGGCGCGTTTCGCGGGTGGCTTGCTCCAAATACTTGTCGTACTTGGTTTGCGAAAGCTGCTCGTTGAGCTTCTTCGCCCGGTCAATCGCTTCTTTATTGCTTTCGGTAGCGAGGCCATCCAGCTGCTTATTGATGCGATCACGTTCTGCGATGATTTTATCACCATCGGTTTGCGTGGCCTTCAATAAATCATCCGAGAGCTTTTTGTTAATGCCCTCGATTTTCTCGGCCTTGTTTTGCTCAAGCGCGACTTCGTAATCTGCCTGCGCCTTTTTCTTCTCAGCTGCTTCCGCCGCAATTTTTTCATCCAGTTCCGCCACCTTGCGCTTGGCCTCGGTGTAAAACGGATTATCCACCAGATTAAAGAGCAGCTGGTCAGTGCCAAAACTTTTGAAGTTATCGACTTTCTTTTGTTCGGCCTCGCGCTGCTCCTGCAACGTGCCGCGCACTTCTTTCTGAATCGCCGCAAGGCGGTTAGAGAGGAAGTCCAGCGAGTTTTGCACCGCCCCGCTTTCGGCAATGTTTGCGCCGAAGGCTTTGAGCAGATCATCCCATTCCACGCGCAGCCGGTGCGTTGCACCCGTAAGCCCGCCAGCTTCACCTTCAGCCGCGCCGCCCACTTTCTCCCGCACTTTTTGCAGGATGAGTGCCAACGCCTCGCTTTCATTGCCCGTTTCCACGAGGCTCTTAATCATGTCGGCTTGCGTGCTGGTAAACGTCACCCCGGCTTTCGAGAGCGCGTTAATATTCTGCACCGGGTCTTCGAGCAACTTGCCAAAGCGAAGGATGACGGAGTTTAGATCGCTCCCCATCACCACCGATAAATCATTGGCCAGCTTAATCGTTTCAAAGAACGTGTCGTGACTTACGCCCTTGAAGGTGAGCAATTCAGCAGCGGCATTTTGGATTTCTTCATTGCCGCGCAGGGTGGAGCGTTCATAAGCTTCGGCAAATTCCGCAATCTCGCCTTTGGTAACGCCAGCCGCGTTGCCGGTGGCTTTCAGAACGGCTTGCAGCCGCAGCTGTGACTGCTCAAATTTGGCGTATTCCTCTAAGCCTTCCACCACCGCGAAGGTTAAAGCTCCAATGGCAGCAGCGGCGGCAATACCTGCCGGGCCGAGCGCCGATAGGAATTGACCGGCGCGGCCAGCTTCACCGGATAGTTCATGCAGAATATCATGCGCTTGCTCACTGGCGGCATTCAGCACCACCAATTCCTTAGAAGCCGGTTTGGTAGCTTCACGGATTTTCTCAAGCGCACGCTGGCCTTGCTCGCCGGTAAGCGTAAGTTCACGGCGCACTTTGTCGCCATCAACCACCGCTATCCTAATCGATATGTTCTGTGTCGCTGTCGCCATGTTTTTTTACCGCTTCATGCAAGCCTTTTTCGGCATGTTCGAGCAGACGCAGCACCGCTTGGCTGTCATAGCCAAGGGCGTGTGTCATGCTCATGATGGTTGGAATGTCAAACCCGGCGATGGCACCGCTGGGGTAGTATTTGAGAACGCTGGCCAGTTTCAGCAGTTCCCATGCTTCATGCCCTTCGCATGTGAAAAGCTCGTTTTGCAGATACGGGCAAAATTCCCCGGTTAAGGGGTCTTTTTTGCCTTCGCTGCACGGGAGCTTTTGCGCGATGCAGCCGGTGCAGTAGGAAGGCCCGCCGCTGTAGTGCCATTCACACCGGGCCTTGAGCCGTTTCCCTCGACTTCCAGCGCAAAATACGAAGTGGTATATTGCTTCCAGAATTCCTGACCGATGAACCAGATATCCATGAGATCGGCCACGCTCTGCTGGGTAATGGCTGCGGGCGCGTCACCGGCGGGCTGCATCACGCCTTCCCATTCGATGATCGCCGCTTGCGCCAATGCCTTCACCAGCAAGGCTTCCGATAAGCCGTAGCGTATGGATTCCACTTCCATATTGGGCCGCATTTCGGCGGCTTCTTCGGCTTGGATTTCCTTAATCTGCTTGATGACAAGGGATTGCGCGGCGTTCATGATTGCCGTGGATAAAGGACGGACACGCACGCGCACGCCCGAAGGCAAGTCCATCCAATACGGCTCTTTCTTTAGGTTTAATCGTAGCATACATCCTCCTGATTATGGGTAGCTGGTGACATCGTTTTTCAGCACGACGGTTGCCGACTTCGCCAAGCCGTCATCGTAAACGCCTTGCCAGTTGAAGCTGCATTGCACCCCGCCGGGGCCGCTAATCGGGATGCGCGGGCGTGGCAGGAAGACTTCGTGGAAAGTCCATGTGAGCGAGAAGTTGTTTCCTTCCAGCCCGGCCATTTTGTAGGCAAGCTCAAGCTCGATGGCAGTGTTGTTGATCGCGTCATCCACCAGCATGGTGTCGGCAAAGCGTGCATCAATGCTGCCGGTGATATTCACGATGGTTGGATCCACGCCATCAATCAGCCCGTCATTACGAATGGTTGGCACAGTCTGCATGCCGTTGGCGTAGGTGAACTGTGCGCCGGTGACGTTTGCCAGCGCCACGGTGTTGCGCTTAATCGTGCCGTTGAATTGGCTGAAAGGCTTATAGACCCGGCTGGTTGGCGTGCCGCCCTGTGTGCTGGTAAACCGCGTTTCACCCTGCGCGATAATGTTGAGGGTGGCATTGGCCGAACCGGAGCGTTGGAAGTTGAACGCCATCGAGTTCAGCATGCAGCCGGTATGCACAAAGTAGGCAGGCACGTTGGCATGCCCCAGCTCTGCCGCAAATGACGGTAGAGCCGCCGAACCGCTGATGAAGGTGTGGGTATAGCCGCCGCCCGATAAGGTGGCTCCACTCACCACGCCGTTAGCATTCCCGGATGCAATGGTGAAACTATTGCCTACTGCGCCCAGAGTGTCGTGCGTAAAGCCGAGCTTAGTGCCGCCCACGTTGGCATACGTCACCGGCGTGATACTCGCATTTACCGAAGCATTCAGATCAGTTGCCAGCTGAGTTAAGGTTGCGGCAAGGTTTGCACCGATATTTGTTTGCGAACCGGTTGCGCCGGATGCAACAAACGTCCACACCACCCCGTTGATTGTGATCGTGTGGCCCGCGCTTGGGTTGGCGGTGAAGGTGATATCGCCAGTTGCCGCTACGCCCGCCGATGTCGGATTGCCTAGCAGTAGTTGCAGCCAGCGGCCAAAGTCGCGGGCTTCCACCGGCACAACGAGGTTGCCGGTATCGTTAATGACATCGCGGAAAGGCGCACGCGGCTCACGGCCTTGGCCTAGCAAATCCGATGAAATCAGATTTTGCTCGGCGCTCAAGTCCGATGAAACGAATGCGAATTTTTCCCAGTTTCCCGTAGGCTTCACGCCGTAGGAAACTTCTTTCAAGGCAAGCAAAGACGCTGCCGAACCGTAGGAACGGGCCATAGTTTTCTCCTTTTGAGGTTGGGTTTAGTTAAGCGGGTCGGTGGTGTAGAATCGCACCATCACTTGAAGCGTGGCCGTGCGGACGCTGGCTGCGCCTTCAATCGGTTCTTCTTCAAATTCGGGAGATCGGGCCTCAACCCACTCAGCGAGGCCGTCTAGCGTGCGATAGGCGTTGATGACGCTGCCAATATTGGCAAGCAGCGTATCCAGCGCAGAATCGCGCGTGGCTGAATCCGGGTTTTGCACCATCACTTCGAGCGTCACCAGCTGCTCGTAAATGTAGGTGAGCGGCGAAAGTAACACTTCCGGCTCGTCACTGGCGCCATCCCGTAAGATGATGATGCCGCCCGAAGGGATTTTCTGCGGCTTATCGAGGTTGCGATATACTTTGACTGTCGCGCTATCCAAGATTTTCAGCTTGTTGTGTAGCGTGTTGATTACCTGTTCACGTTTGCTCGTCATTGGAACGTACCTCCGGCCAGTTGTTAAGAATTGCTTGCCCCAGCTGTGGCTGCCAAAGATTCACCACCGATTTGTAGTCGAGGCGTTTCTTGAGCTTTGCCTGAGGCACGAGGATAAACATCACCACCGTTGCAAGGCCGCGACCGGTGCGCTGCGCCGAATCAGAAGCTTTACGAAATCCGCCGCGCTTGCCGGTGCTGGCCCTAAGTCCATCCACCACCAGAAGCGACACTGCCCCTGGGCGATAGACAAAACGCAACCGGCCCAGCGTATGCTCCGGGAAGTTGGACGGGTTAATCCGCTTGCCTCCCACGCCGCGCTTCGGTGCTGCTTCGGTGGGAATGGCTAAAAACCACCCATCCTTGCTTCGGATTACAGCGCCATCATTGAAGGCCCGGATAATCTTCGGTGCTTTGGAAAACACCCAGCCCGCCGCTTCGAGTGACTTCTTGCCCTTCGGATACACCTTCGCTTGCCAGCTTTTCGCCAGCTTCGAGCCGAGGCCCGCATTGGTGACTTGGCTTCGCAAATCATCCTTAATGTGCGTGGTGATCTCCGAAACGCCGCCCGTCACCGCCGCTTGAGCCGCTTCTTCTTGCTGCTTCATGAACTTGGTGAGGTTGCCTTTAATCGCTGCATCAAGACGCATAGACATCTAACTGCCAAACGAGTTGTTCACTGTCGCGGCGTGGCACTCCCTGCACTGAGTAGGTAATGCCATCGACCATGAACTGATCGCCGGGAACAATGGATGGGCAGTCAGCAACCTGCACCTCAAGCACAAGGCTCGGGGTTTCGATGACTGACTGCCCAATGTTTTGGTAAATGTCGGGCGCACGGGTGATGACGCGAACCGCCTTATTGCTTCCCATCAGAGGCAGAAAAAACGCATCGCGCGACACATTCCGATCATTGAAAAGTGTCTGAATTGCTATTGAAAACGCTGTCATTTTGTTGAGCCTGAATGGTGGGTTGATCTAAGGGGAGTTGATCGACCGGTAACTGGTCAATCGGTAGCTGCGCGACTTCACTCGCTAACTGATAAAAGCCGCGTTTAGTCGCACGTTGCCCACCGTGTCACCGGTGAGCGCAGCGGCTTGCGCCACGCCAATCAGCTTGTTGGTGGCAACGGTAGTGGTGCAGTTGCGTGCGGCGTTATCCCAATAAATGAGAGCGCCCACCGTCCATGCCGCGCCGGTTGCTTTGGTGAGGGTAAAAACACCCTCCAACACCGTTTCCACCTCGGTGCTGATCGCCGCATCCGCTGCTGCAACGCCAAAGATGGAGCCGACAAGTAAGCCCTGCCCGGAAGTGAGCGCGTAAGGGGCTGTGAGGGTGATGGTTTTTCCCTCCATGACAAAGTTTTTCATAAGTGGTTTTCCTTTTCATTAGACATAAAAAAAGCGGCTTAAAGCCGCTGGGTTGGGTAGTCGCTAGGTGGCGTCTGGAATTACAAGCCGGGGTTCTTCCAGAAACCGCGCCAATCGATTGCTTTAGCCGCGAAGTCGAGGCGGGCTTTAAGTTCAAGCCCATCCACATCGAAGCCAAGGCGACTCTCTAAGTAAACGCCTTCCTGACCTTCCAAGAAGCAATACTCGATAGTGTCGATTTGCGCCGGGTCTGCTGCCAGATACCAAGAAATGGCAGAAGCCGCATCAAGGCGAGGCTCCGCAATCACCTGCAACTTGTTGGCAAACGGATTGAAGTCTGCCGCCTTGGTGTAGATGACGTTGGTTTGCGAAACATATTGCTCGGCCACCGTTTCAATCGCGGCAGGAACAAGCAGATATTTCGCCATCACGTTGATAAAGCGTCCGTTCAACCCTTTCTGCTTACGCATACCGGCGCGGCCATTACCCAACGAGGCAATGGCGATTGCGGCGGCTGTACCGTCAAGGTTGCCGTGGGTGGCATGGAATAGCGTTGTGCCATCCCCCATAACCGGGTTGCCGGTGATGATACCCCACACCGTATCGCTTTGCAGATCGGCGGCGGCGCGGCCAAACATTTCCGGCAAGCGGGTGAATGCCCCCAAATCATCGTTGATGATGGTTTGACGGTTGATTGCCACCACTTTGCCGTAGGTAGCGAGCGCATATTGCTCTTTACCATCGCTAATCGTGCCACGTTTGAACTCACCGGATTCGTTCACCTTGTCCAGCGTCGGCGCATCACCCAGCTGCACGCGGGCAATGGTTTTGAAGTCCGGCGCAGTGACTTGGCGCGAAAACGGCTTGAAGGTTTGCGGAGCCGCCTCGTAAGCCGCACGCAGCGTTTTATTCGCTACGTTCAGCACGATATTGGCAAAGTCACTGGTGGAGTGAAGGCCACCACGAGTTTCCATGCCAAGCATTGTGCCAGCCACTTCCGATTTCGACATGCCGCGAGTATCAATGCCACGGCGTTTCAGGATATCGCGCCCGATCTCCATCAACGTCATGCCGCGATATTCACGCGCCCCGGCATCCAGCTTGTAAGTGCTGGGGTCGTGGCGATGCAGCAGCGCATTTTCCGCCATTGCACGCACTCCGTCCATTTCATCACGGGTAATCGTGATTTGTGAACGGATTTCACCACCTTCGCCACCTTTGCGGGCGAGTTCATCCAGCACCAGCTTGCGGGCTTGCTGCAAGCCAGTGCCATCATTGATGAGCTTTTGCGAAAAGGTGTCAGGAAGTTTTGCGGCGCGGACGATTTTGGTCACTTCCGCAACGCGCGTGCGCTCTAAGCGCATGCCTTCGGCGCGAGCTTCTTCCGTGCCTTCCTGCTCAGGCGTAGCAGGTGTAGCGGGAGTAGCAGGGTTTTCTGGCGCATCGGCGGGCGGATTCGCTGCCGGTGTTTCAGGGGTTGCCGGATTTTCATTCGGCTGTGTGTCGTTATTAGACATAGTACGATTCTCCTTTGGGGTTGAATGATTAATAACCTCGCATGGGAACGTGCGAGGGGTGGAGCGGATGCCAGCGCCAGCATCCGCCCCGATGGGAACTAACGAAATTTCGTAAGGCTCCCAGTCGATGGCGCGGTACAGGGGAACCGCACCATCGTTTCGTATGACCTCGTATCGGTGGACACGATAGCCAACGCTGACATTCCGGATGATTCCATCCCGAATTTTGCGAATGACAGGCTCGTTTTCAGGCCCGCCATCAATTTTGAGGCTGGCATAGCCAAGCCCGCCCTCGATACGGGCGCTCCCAGCCATCACCACGCCTTTGACCTTATCTAGCGACATATCGCTGTGCGTATCCAGCACGGGCGCAGCACCGCCATTGAGCCGCCCCAGCCGCACGGAGGTTTCATTCACCACCAATTCTTCGTCATACATTTCATCCGCGAAGTAATTGTATTTGCGAACGGTTGCGCCGGTAGTGAAGATCACATTGAAAATGCGTTCTTCCGCGCCAGTTTGGGCTTCCTCAAGCTGTGCCAGCCTCGTCTGAAGCGGTAGGTTCATCCTCTCCATCAAGGGAGAGTTCGAGTTGCTTGCCGGATTTTTTGGTGGATTGTTTAACGGGTGTTGAGTCTGCATTGCTGCCTCCTTTATCGGTTTGTTGTGTGCCGCTTTTCGCCGTATAGCGCGGGTCGCAATCGAGGATGATTTCATGGTCATCAAGCAGCTTGTTGTTCGCTGCTATTTCCTCAATTTGCTTGTCCGGGTCGTAACCATGCCGCGCGATAGCTTGTTTCAGCGTCAGCGTGCCGTTACGCATCATGAGCGTGTCGGCCTGTGCATCTTTCAGCGGGTCAATCATCTCAAATCGTTGCGGCGTCCATTCCACGCCGTAATCAATTCGGCTGATTTTCCCGGCGACATAGGCGCGATCAATAAATCGCTTCCATACCGGCATGCACAGGCGCGGCACGAATACCTGCCAGCGCAACATTTCGATAAGCGCACGGAATTCCAGCAAGCCAGCGCGTAGGCTGCTGTAATTCACTTGGCTTAAGTCGCCTGTCAGCTGCTCGTAAGTGATGCCGAGGCCCGCCGCAATCGCATGAAGTTGCACACGCTCATAGGATTCGTAGTTCCCATCGCTATTGGGGTTGCCAAAACGGATATCCTCGCCCGGTTGCAGATACTCAATCATGCCGGGGCGGAATTGCTCTAGCTTATCCGGGTCGGTGGACGTGCTGCCCGTGCCGGATGTAGCGGGCTTTTTCACCACATTACCGACAATCGGCCCGTCCGCGCCGCTTACTTGCGTCACAAACGCGGCGAAACAGGCTTCGATTTTCTTACGCCATAATTCCGCGTCATCGTAACCATCCAGATCACGCATCCGCACAATCGAAGGGGCAAATGCAGTTACGCCCCGGAACTGGCCGGGGCGTTGCTTGCGAAACAGGTGGATGATTTGGTCGGCAGGCACGCGCACGCTTTGCAGCCGAAGCGTGGCTATTCCATCTTCACCGGGATGTTGCGGCCACATCCAATAGGCCACGCGCCGGTTAAACTTATCGAACTCCACACCCTGATTGATATAATTGCCATTGCCGGCAGGTGCGGTGCGCGACGTATCAAGGAAATCGGATTCCAGCACTTGCAGCTGAAATGGAATCGGAAAATCCTCGCTATACGGGCGATCACGAAAGCGAATGAAGCACTCGCCACTCTCAAACATGGCGCGGGCCACTAAACCCTGTATGCCGTTGAAGTCTAAATCGCCTTCCGCGTCACAGGACTGGCACCAGTCATTCCATGCTTCCATGATCTGCTTATCAAGCCGATCTGAATTAGTGTTCGCTTGCGCGGAAATGCCGATACCAATGGCATTTCCAACAAACACCTCAACGGCTTTGCTGCCGTAAGGGTTGTTACGCACCAAGTCACGGGCGCGTTCACGCAAGCGATTGCCTGCCGAGGCGATCTCTTTGTTGGCGGAAGCTCCGGTGGTCAGCCAATCGTCAATGCGCCGCCCGGTTTTTGCTCCTTCATACCCGCGTTGCATTACATCGAGCGCAATACGGGCTTGTTTACGTTTTAAGCCTGAAATGGGCGAGAAAACGCCGATTAAGTCATCTAGCCACATAATTAATCCTTCATGAAGGTTGCGAAGCTGGCGCGGCTCTTTTGCGTTTGAGAATCAGCGGCCAGCTGGTTTTTGATGATGTCGCGCAAGCGAATCATCTCATCGAGCGAGTGGTAACGAACCTTCTTATCGCCGGTAGTCACTTCCAGCGTGCCAGCGGCGATGGCCGTTTCCAGCGCATCTAATTGCGTTTGCGTAAAAGCCATAATTTACCTCGATAGCCAGTTATCCATGCGCGGAATCCACGCTTGGTTATTTTGCGGTTGTTGTTCCTGAGTCGTTTCACCCGGCTCATTGCGCGGGACTTTTTCAATGTCTTCGGCCAGCTGTGCCAAATTGGGATTAAGCAGCTTAAACGCCGCCAATGCGTACACGGTGCAATCCAATGCCTCGTTTCGGCTGCGCGTTTTAATCCATTCCCGTTTCGCCACCCCCTTGGCAAAACGCACCACCTGTTTTTCCCCCGTAAGCTGAAGGAAATACTCGCGGTCACGTTCCAATGGAAAGTGGAAGTAACCCGCACCCGGCTCGGTAATCCGCAACCGGCTGTAGATCACTTCCTTGGCGGTATCCGTACCGATAGGATAGAGGCGCAATTTGTAACGGTTGTTACGGGTTGGCCTTCCTACCAGCGGCTTTGCGGCTTGGCTTACCCCTTTGATAGCGAACACGCCGCGCACGGCACGTCTGCTGCAAAATTCGTAAACCATCTGCGTATGATGCCCGCCGGAATCGATGCAGGTGCATGCGATATTCAGCTGAACACCTAACTTGCTGCGAATTGGCTGGAGCAAGTAAGCGTCCAACTCCTGCCAAACCACGTCTTGCGCCGGGTCGCCGTAAATCACCCGATAATCGAGTGACCAGCATTCTTCACCAAGCCCCCAGCCTTTGACTTCGACTTCAAGGCGATCACCTTGCACGTCCACGCCCGCCGTCACCAGCACCACCGGCTCCGGCGACTCATCACCCCAGCTTTCCTTGCGACCAAGCAGGATATCGGCATCCAGCGTTTCGCCGTCTTCTTCCCACGGCTCGCCAAGCGAGGTGTTCACCCATGTTTTGAGCGTTTCCGGCAAGGCTTTCGCCCGCAAGAAATCCGTCACCATTTGGGAGAGCATTACCCACGGCGAATAAAGCTCGTTGATATGAAAACCGGCGATATCGGTGAATGGCTTTTCAGCCACCCAACGCCCCGCCTTAATCATTTTCGGCCGATCACTTTCCGTTATGATGCAGCCGTTATGCTCACAAACGTAATAAGGGGTTTCCGGCATGTGGCCGTTTTCGCCGCTTTCCCATTTCACTTGCGACCATTTAAGCACTTGGAATTCTGAGCAATGCGGGCAA